GCCAGCCGCTCATGCTGGACATCTCCACCGCAGGCAATAACACCCACTCATTCGCTTTCGAGACCCATAAGCGGGCCGAAGATGTCCTGACCGGAACACTGCACGACGAGGCATTTTTCGCGTTCATCGCCATGGCCGACCCGGAAGACATCGACCGATGGGACGATCCGGCAGTCTGGCAGAAAGCCAACCCCGGCTACCTGACGATCAAGCCCAAGCACTATTTCGAGACAGAGGTCTCCAAAGTCCGCGCCACCCCATCCGCCCTCCCCGACTTCCTGACAAAACAGCTCAACATCTGGGCCAACGTCGCAGAGCGGTGGCTCGATCCCGACGACTGGAAGAAAGGCGGCTGCGAAGGCCTGGCCGAAAAGCTAAAAGGCCGGAAATGCCACGGTGCCCTCGATCTCGCCAAGGTCAGCGACCTTTCCGCCTTTGCCCTCGTCTTTCGGCCTGACGAGGTCTTCAAAGCCATCGGCGTCAGGAAGCACGCCCTGCGCGTCTGGCACTGGTGCCCCGGCGACGACATCGCCACCCGCACCCGCGAGCACCGCGTGCCTTACGAGAGCTGGAAAAAGGCAGGCTGGATCAACGCCACCGCCGGCAACACCACCGACTTCGTCGCCCTCCGGCACGGCATCCAACGGATCTGCGCCGACTATGAAGTCACGGATGTAGCCTTCGACCGATGGGGAAGCCTCGAAACTGTCCAGCACCTCCAAGAAGACGGGATGCAGGTCTTTGAGTTCGGCCAAGGCTACAAATCCATGGGTGCCCCCACCTCAGAGTTTGAGCGCCTCGTCAAAGGCGGCCACCTCCTGCACGATGGAAGCCCACTCCTCGCATGGGAGGCCGGCAACGTCGCCTGTGAGATGGACCCCAGCGGAGCCATCAAGCCCAACAAAAAGCGCAGCCGCGAAAAGATCGACGGCATCGTCGCCGCCGTGATGGCTCTAGGCCGGGCCATGGCCCAGGAGGAGGTAGTCGCGGCACCCACCGTCTGGGTAGCCTGATCTTAGTGGCGCAGCAGGGCGGGCCCCTATGGCGTTGTTCTGCCATGCTGCGGGGCGTAACTCGTTGGTTTGCAATGAGTTTATAGGTGGGCCCAGAAACACTGCTTTTAGTGATCCAGCATCCGCCGCACCATCTCCACCATCTCCCACCGATTACACGTCGTCCGCCCCTCCAGCCTGACAATAATCTGAGCGATCAGCCGAAGCAGGCCCGCGTCAGTCATCCCGGCGGCGTGCGCGGCGCGGATCGTTTTATCGGCGTTGGCTTGGAGGGTGGTCATTTTGATGGGTTGGCATTGGACAAGGCAAAGCGCAGTCCGTCGTCAGCCTCGTCACTGGCCAACAGCATCATGGGCATTCCTTCCTCGATCACCGGCTTGGCCCATCGTATCTCGCAGGGCGAGTATTCACCGTGAGATGATTCGATTTGCACATCCAAGTCGCCATGAGACGCGAGGCAATTACTTAAGACCGTTATCAGTTCGGAGGTTTTCATCCGGCAATCTGAGTCGCTTTCTTTTCATCATCCGAAAGCCGGCACCATTCATCGACGGCACGCCAGAATTTAAGACCTTGGCGGGCGGCTGGGTCTCCATTCTTTTTGACCTTACCCGGCCCGCAGAAGTAGTGGAACTCAAAGGTAAATCCTTTGTATCGGTAGATGTTGGCGTAGGTCACGATCGCGTGGCATCGGCCTGTGTCGTCTCTGTGGAAGTGGTCGCTCATGGTTTTTGATTGGTTGTGGATGGCTTGTGACAAGGCATCCAGTCCTCGCCGGGGCGTTTAATTTCAGAACATTTCTGAAGGGCTTCGTAGGTGGACCAGCCCTTATGCCCAAGGTTTACGTGGGTTTTCGCAACGCTTGATACCATCCACCACTGGGTATCGCCTATACTCCTGATGGCGCTCCCCGGCGGCACATCCTCCGGCCCTAGCGGCTCAGTTACTGGCTCGGGCTTAATGCGGTAGCAGTCTGGAGCGCAGGAAAAATCCAGTTCAACTGCTTCTTCCCAATCTTCACAGCCATTGCTGTTGACGAGAATCTCGATCGTTTTGCCTTTGGCGAGGGCTTGGACAAGCGGCGTGTAGAGGTGTGCGTTTTGTTTGTTCATATTTTTGGTGTTTGGTTGGTTGGTTGATCGTGGTTTGCAATAAACTCCCAAGTAGCCAGCAGTCGCGGGATCGTTGCCAGTCCGGCCTCAATGTCATCAGGCATCCCGTGGTTGTGCATCTTGATCCACGTTCCATCAGAAAGTTCACCGTGCAGCTCGATCTCGTAGGCAAAATACGTGCCGTGCTGGGTTGCGGCTATTGTTACCTGCATCCCCTCCTTGCGGTGGTTGCAGGCGCATCTGGTCGGAGTCTCGAAACGCTTACAAAAGCATCTCACGTATTTGCGGAATTGGTCCTGGTATTCCTTCCAGCCTTCGGCCAGTAAAAGTGCGTAAATGGATTCGTTCATGGTTTTTTGGTTCGGGTTCATCCCTCAAAAATAACGGAGTGCTGCACCAGCCGCCGCTCGATCGCGTCAGCCGTGCCCTGATCCACTCCCTTCCCTGCCGCGATCTTCGCCGCCAATCTCCCCGGCCCATGCTGTGCCGTCCAGCAGGTCAGCAGCAGGGAGGTGTTCCGGTGCTCCAGTAGCTCAAAAAGTTTCTCAGCGAACGCCTCCGTGAACTTCACCTCAGCCAAGTCATCAATCACCAAAAGCGGCACATTCCGCAGACCGGCCAGAGTTTTCCGCGCATCGTCCCGGTCCGCCCCATCCAGCATGGCCGCATTGAGCGCCAGAGCGCGCAGGGCGGCTCCGGTGAGCCATCGGAAGGGGATTGCCGCAGACAGCACCATCAAGGCCATACAGTGCGTTTTCCCGCAGCCGGACGGCCCATGGATTCCTAGTCCCGTTTCACCCACCTTCGGAAGCCAGCTTGCGGCTTGCCGGAGCCGCTGCGAAACGGATTCGATTTGGGCGCACTGGTAGGCTGGCGGGACGATCTTTTCCCAGGCGTCGCGAAAGCTCTTCGCGGCCTTCGCAGTCGCCTCCTCAAGTGCACGTTTGTCATCGCAGGCTTGGCACAGGCAGGCGAGGCCGGCCAGCAGCTCACGGCCCAGGAAGATCACAGCCTCGCGGGTCACGGCAGTGCCGCAGATTGGACAGGGTGCGGTGCGGGTCATGCTTTGGGTTTCCATTTGTCGGGTTGGAGTGGTCCGTATTGATTTTCGGTGGACGCGGCGGATGCCGGCTTGGTGAATGGCGCATACCCCAGCGTATGCCAGGACCGGACGGTGGCTTTCCAGTCCTTGATGGTCTTGCCTGCGTTCTGCCAGCCGTTGCCCTCCCACTTCCAGTAAGCCGCGGCGCCCTGCGATGGGAGGCATCCGATGGAGATGGCGAATGCCTCGACCTCCTCCGGCGTGGATGCCTTGGCGATGTGGGTTGGCGGGGTGGCATCGCCACACTCCTTCCCTTCCATATTCCCTTCCTTTCCATGTTCCTTTCCTTTCCTTTCCTTATGGCACGCGTGGTCATCGCGTGGGTCACGCGTGGGGCACGCGTTGGAATCCTTATCCAGTATAGGCTCCGGCAGTTCTGAGGCCCTCTCCTTGTTGTTGACCACCTGGTGGCGCGAGAACCCGGGAATCCACCCAAATTCACCCGTCTCTGTCGCGTATTTCATAACAAAACCACGCGTGGCCAACGCGTGGAGCACGCGTGAAAAGTCCAGTTTATCGTAGGGCAGAATCTGCACCCCAAGGCGGCGAGGCTCCCACCTGAAACGCCCCTCCCGGTCAGCCGCGCACCATAGCCCGGCAAAGGCAATACGGAGCGGCAGCTTGTATTCCACCTCGGCCTCAAAGAGCCGGTCATGAGTAAAGAACTCAGGCTTGATGGTTCGGATTCTCACAGCAGCAAAAGTTGGGATGTCGCGTTGGCGAGGTTCTGGCTGGCCTGGTTGAAATAGGACTCCTTCAGCTCCGACCCCACAAAGCGCCGCCCCATCTGCAGGCTCTTGTAGCCCTCCGATCCGATCCCGGTGAACGGGCTGTAAACCAGCTCCCCTGGATTCGACCACAGCGCCACCGCCCGCTCGATCACATCGAGCTGGAGAGGGCAGATGTGGCGCTCATCGTTGTTATCCCGCGCCCCGTCCCGGTTCAGCACATTCCCCTGGTCCACTGTCATCCACACCGGAGATGCCGCTTCCTGCCACCAGTCGATCGGGTAGCTGGATTTGTCCTTCGTCACCGGCACTGGGTTCTCCCCTGGCGTTTTGAAGATGAGCAAGTAGTCCGCGCACCCCACCCGGCTGTTGGTGCTGTCAGAGCAAAGGGTTTTGTAGAGCAGGCCATGGGCCTTCGTCCGCTGCATCTCCGTGACCGGGCTTTTCCAGATGCAGATCCGGCTATGGAACAGGAAGCCATGCCGCCAGAAAGCGCGGATCAACTCCCCGCTGAAGTCCTGAAACTCAATCCGCCCCGTCTTCCACTTCGTGCTCAGGAGGTCCACGCAATGCACCGCCACCTCCCGCCCCGGCATCATGATCCGTTTCATTTCAGCGATCAGGATTTCAAAGTGCTTCGTGAACTCTGACAGGTCCGCGCAATTCCCCATGTCTTGCAGATCATCCGAATAACAAAATAAATCAGCAAACGGCGGCGAGAACACCGAAAAGTGGATCGATCCATCCGGGATCGTCTTGGCCACCCGCACACAGTCCCCGTGGTGCACTGTCCAGCCCTCGCCCGTCTTGGTTTCGATTTCCGTTTTCATTGTCAGTTTCTTAGTGGTGTTTTCCTTGAAGGCTTTGGCCGCTTGTTTCATACTGGTTTGCATTTCCTGATGTTGGGTGATTTTGCGTTGGATGGATTGGAGGATCGCCCCCTCCGTCGATGCCTGCACGATCAGCGCCCGCACCGGGTGCACCTGCCCAAAGCGGTAGCACCGCCGCAGCGCCTGGTAGAAGTCCTCGAAAGAATAGGACAGCCCCACAAAGGCCACATTCCGGCAGTGTTGGAAATTCAGGCCATAGCCAAAGATGCCCGCCTTGCTGATCAGCACCCGCGTCCCTCCGCTGATAAAGTCCAGCGGAGCGCGTTCCTTGTGGCGCGGGTTATCGCTCCCCTTCACCTCCACCGCGTCAGGGATCGCCAGCTTCAGCTCCTCGCTCTCCTCGTTGGTATTGCACCACACCATCCATTGATCCGTGCTGGAGTTCACCGCATCCGCCAGTGCCGCCACCCGCTCCGTCAGTGTCATCCGCAGCTCCTTGTGCATCGTGGTGGCTGACAGCGTAGCGTGCCGGAACAGCTGATCCTCCGGCGCTCCGTCAGCCTCATCCACTTCCACAATCCGTGTCTCCAGATTCAGCCCCGGCAGATCATAGCCGGCATCCTCGTAGCCAATATCCGAAGGCTTGGAAATGCACGCCGCCCAGCTGGCCAGCCACTTCCAGAACTCCCCCTCCGCGTGCTTCTTCAGCCGCCAGTCCCCCGTGTTGAAAGTGTCATTGATGAACCAGGTGGACAGCATCTGCATCGGTGAGCAAATCCCCAGAAAGTCCGCGTGCTGCCCCAGCTCCGTGTAGTCGTTCGGCGATGGCGTAGCCGTGCAGCAGAGCCGGTAGGGCGTGTCCTTGAATCGCTCCGTCAGCACCCTGCGGGTCTTCCCCTGAAAGGACTTCAGGATACTGCTCTCATCCAGCACCACGCCGGCAAACTCGATGCCCTCAAAGTGCTCCAGCTTCTCGTAGTTCGTGATGAATACGCCGGCCCGATCCACATCATCCCCGCTGCCCACCACCTCCGCCGCGATGCCAAACTTCCGTGCCTCCGCCTCCGTCTGCCTCGCCACCGAAAGCGGCGTCAGGATCAGCACGCAGCCACCGGTATGCTGTGCCACCTGATGCGCCCACTCCAGTTGTTGGATCGTCTTGCCCAGCCCGCAGTCCTCGAAAAGCGCTGCCCTCCCCTGCCGGATCGCCCAGCCGATAACGTGCTCCTGCCATGGAAAAAGCGGGGCCGTAAAAGGCCGCGGTTCAAATCCAGACTCCGACAAAAGCCGTGACTTGGATTGGATAAATTCGTCGTAATTCAGATGTTTCATTGGTGTGTGGGTAGTGTGTGATGATCAGAAATTGAACCTGCTCCGTGGATCGGGACCGACGCAGGTGGATCGGCTTAAACGGCATAATGTCAGACCGCCCCTTCGCTCTCACGGTTTACGAAGTTGTCTTGGCCCCAGCCAGGGCCACCGCTGCCGCCTCTGCCACTGTCGCATAGGCACCCAGACTGATCAGCCTCTCTCCCACCTTGATCCGCACCCGCCAAGGCTTCCCAGCGATGTAGCTATGATAAACCCCGATGGGCAGACCGCGCCGCAGTCTAGTGCGCGGCGGGGGTGGGGCCTGCGGTGGGATTGGTTTCATCCAGCGCTGCGCCTGTGCGCGGGCCTTGGCGTGTTCTTCAGGAGACATCATGGCAGAATCAAATTGTTGTGGTTGATGGTTTAGGGACTTGTGGATTTCGCTGCATTCGCTCTCTCCAGAGCCTGCTGACGATCCAGCCACTGGGCCAACCGCCGCACCGCCTCGGCGACCGTTGGAAAGCTCCCAACGTGGTGGCTTTTGCTTTTAAGTGACTGCTTGACGTTGACGACGTAAAACGGCTCCCCGGAAATGTAGTGCCTGCGGTATATCCATTTTGGCAAGGTCTTGGCGCTCCTTGGTTTTCCCTTGTGCGATCTGGGCTTGGCGACCAGCTCCGGCTCCGGCGCCTTGGTTATCCACTGCTTCGCCTGCTCTTTGGCGAGGGCTTTTTCTTCGTTGGTCATGGGGTTGGGGTGGTAACTTTAGTTAAGATCAGCGGCGGCATTTTCGGGCCAGCTCAACAAGCCAGATGGCGAATGCTTCCGGGGTTTTCTCACGGTCCTTTTTTAGCAGCTCCGGCTTTTGAATACCGGCTAGAACCTTGTGGCGGCGGGTTGATCCCATCGTTCTGGGGGCCTCCCCCAATACAATCGGCACAGGAGGCGCATCAGCCGGTGAGCACCCACAGACGTAAAGCCTCGTTGCCTTGTCAGCGAGATGCCCAAACCAGAACTGCGGAAGGATCATGGTAAATCCACCCCATGCATCAGTCTCCCCAAGCGCAGGCAGGCCCGCCTCCTTCCATAGCTTGCTGCCGGCTGGATGCTCCAGAACCCCGCCGTTGATCCTGATTTGATTGACCGAATAAAGGGCCAGTGCTTTTTCATCCGGTCTTGGCTTGGCCATATGGGAAAGGCAGCCCCAAGCCCGGCAAGGCGGATGAGCCACCACCGGACAAGTCCCGCGCCAGCCCCGTGCATCCCGGTCAATGTCCCAAACATCACAGCCGGGGATTGATTTGTAGATAGAATCAGCGCGGGCAAATAGCACCGCCACTTCTTGGTTTGTGATCATTGGTTTAGTGCGTCCTGAATAGCATTAATGGTTTCCAGCTTGCAGCAATCACGCGGCTGGCATCGCAGCACCCGCCATCCTTGGGTCGCTGCGGCGTTTTCCTTCTCCCAGGTTTTCAACATTGCCCCCGGTCTTGTATGCCGGCCTCCTGACCAGATTCCTCCGTCGATTTCGAGGAATACTTTTCGGTCGGGCCAGGCGAAGTCCATGCGCCATTTGCGGATCGGATGGAACTTATACTCAGCGACCGGCGCAGGGATTCCGGCTTGCGCTAGTGCAGCGAGGAAGAACTTGTCTTGAATTGGGGTCATGAT